GCCCGCAACAGCAAAAGCATCCGCAAAAGCCACCGCAACCGCAACCGCAACCGCATGGATCATGAACGTCCATAAAGCCCGCCGTAGTGTTCGTGCTACCAAGGGCGTCGGGCGATTCAGACAAACACAGCGTCATGCTGTCAGCCCCAAGGTCCCTTTCCGCTTGGACCTTGAGGAGAGACCCTCCCGTAACGAACACTACGGACATGTCCAACAAGGCTATTTGGGACCAGTGCCGGAGGGTACGATCCCTTACATAACCACTTCCAGTAGAGACGACTTCTTTAGTGCTTTCAACAAGCGCATCAACTACAAAGACGATAGTCACGTCGCCTCATGGTTCCGCGGCACCAGCTTCAAGTTTATTCGCAAGCTAGTGCCAAATCCCATGCCTACTTTTGATTGGGATGTGGACCTTTACAGGACTTGGTTAGAGCAGTTTGACAGTGAAAAGAGGGCTAGGATGGAGAAGGAATATCAGTTACAGGGACTCAACAGGCTTTCTGATTATTCAAGGAAGAGCATCTTCACTAAAATCGAAGCACTCATAAAACCCCACGACGATTGTAGTCCTAGGGTGATCTTCAAGAGCACCGACTACTACAACATGGTCGCGGGGCCCATTTTTAAAGTGCTTATGGAACGTTTAGTTACTTTAGGCGACGTCATCGAGGACTTTCAATTCCGTGTTGCTTACAAGCAGCACACCCCCGATGTCGTCTCCTTCATTGAGGATTTTCCGGCGAAGTCGTATTTACAATCCGACTTTTCCGGTAATGACAAGACTCAAGTGTCTGACGTTCTGGATTTGGAGTTAGCTCTAATGAAGAGGTTAGGTTGCCCCCGTTGGTTTCTGACCGTGCATAGGCGCGCCAGCAGCAAGTTCTCAGTCTATTCATCGAAGTTCGGCGTGTCCGCCGAGGTTGAGAATATGCTTGCTACTGGTGCCGTCGACACCACGTTCAGAAACAGTTTCTGGAACCTTGATATTGCCTACTGTTGGCAGCAAAAGTTCCGTGCAAAGAAACTTAAGTGTGTTGTCTTGGGAGACGACATTGTTATGGCGCTCTTGCGCCGCATGAGGCGAGCGGCTAAACACTACGCATCCGTGGCATCTGATGCTAAGATGATTGCCAAGGTGCGCTGTGCAGGCGGCCTGCATAAGATGGACTTTTTAAGTAAACATTTTGTCCCCGTTTCTCGGGGAGAGAATGCCCATGTTATGCTTCCTTGGATAGGAAAGGTCGTGTCAAAATTTAACGCCCGCCCCAATTGTAACAATGCTGTCTCTGATGACGAGTACATGGCAGGTAAAGCGCTGTCTCACTGTTACGAGTTCCGCTTTTGTCATTCTCTACGTAACCTGTTCGTGAGGCGAGCCAATTATCATCTCTTACGCACAGGTGGCAAATATTCTTTAGAGGGTGTCACTTATCACGTTCGTGTGTTTTCAATGCACAAAGGTCTTATCGAGGCTATGCTAGATGGGTCAACTTCTTGGCCTGATTTGGTAACTCGAGAGGATTTGACGTGGTTTTGGCAGGAACTTTGTGATTTGAGCAGTGTCGATATCTGGCCTGTCGTCACCAAGGTGATCTTAGGTGTCTCTTTTGAACTACTTGACGCTGTCGCCGGTAGCCATCTGCAGGATTATTAGTGCAAACTTATACCCCGCAGTGACCGCTACTGCGAGCTGCGTCTTCTGGTTTTGGCAACAAAGCCAGTCGTAGTTCAACATAGGCCTAGTTTCGCCGAATTGAACGACGCCCATACCAACTAGGGGGACAAAAAAAAAAAAAAAAAAAA